ATCTAGCCAAATTGTGCGTGGACTACATCAACTACAGAATCAAACAGCCCAGCGGTAATTTTGACAACCTGTTGCCAGGGTTTGGTGACTGGCTACAGACCAAGGTCACACCCAAGAAATTTGGCAACATTGTGGAATACTTGAACAGCCCGGCCAGCAACGCCGGCGCATTGTCAGCAGCATTTACCTTGTTCTTGCTGTTGCATGATTTGAAGCTGGACATCCTGCGCCAGCTGGATTTAAAGGATCCTGGGCATGAGGGCTGGGTAATGGCCACTCCTGCAGGCTATGCCAAAGCGGTAAATAGATTTGACTTTTCAGCAAGAAATGCCGCCCAAAACAACCCGCAACAGGCATAATTTTTACCAAAGACATAAATAAAAGCAGGTCCAACGAGACCACTTAACTTAAAGGAAATTTATCATGGCAGTATTTACAAAAACAAATGGAACTACACAACCAGTATTTGCACTTGACGTAGCAAACGGTAGTATCAGCGGAACAGCCAACGTTGCGGCCCAAGGCCCAGTACAAATGGCAGGTCCAAAACTGGACTTCTTCTCATTGACAGCCAACACTGCTCTTACCAGTGCTGGTAACGTCAACGGTTACCTGAACAATGTGTTGCAAGCTATTCAGTCTGGTGCTGGCATCACTGGCGGCGGCGCAGGCGGTACCATCGCTATGTACCAAGCAGGTGCAACAGCCGGTACCATCAACCTGGCTATCTACCCAACAGGTGCTTACACCACAGCTACTTTGGTTGCCGCTGCTCAAACAGCCAACGCCACAGGCGGCTTGAACATTGGTATTCCAACAGCCAACGTCAGCCAAACTGCTAGTTTCACATCAATCTAATCTAACACGGATTAGCAACAACCCCGGACGTAAAAAATCCGGGGTTTCCTTTTGGCGTTAAATATGCACATAATGAAAGTATTGTGTCGCACCCTTTTTGATTGTACCTACACAGGTGTCACAGGACATTTCCGTGCCCAACAACTGCCTTACATTACCAAAAGTGGACTACATCTAGAAACCGCAGAAGATTGGAATCGTGCCCGCAACCAACAACGCAACTGGGAAAGTCTACTGCAAATAATGAGTTTAAGAACACAGCCCATGAATGTGGTGTTGCCAGCAAAACAACCAGATGGCTGGTACTTTGAATTTGAAGTAGAAGCTGAAGGAGTACTCAGCAGTGAGTTTGGCAGCAATGATTTGGCCGGACTTGTGAGTGACTGTGAAGGTGTGCCCATGGTCACTGGCCTAGACGAAAACAATGTGATCACTGCCATACTGCATGCTCAAGGCACTGATCAAAACATTTGGTTTCAAACGGTAAATAACTCATTGGAGCCCGACCATGGTTGATACAACTGATATTGAAAAGAAAAGTCTCGAAGCACACGTTGAATTGTGTGCAGAACGTTACCGCATGCTGGAACTCAAAGTAGAGACAGTGGAAAAAGACGTATCTGAAGTCAAACACATGGTGTCAGAAGTACATGGCATTGTACGCCGCATGGGCGAAAAGCGCAACGACCAACTAATTGCCTGGGGCTTAGGCATTATTGGTGCGTTACTGGGCGTCGTTGGGTGGCTCACAGCCCACTACATCAAGACACTATGACCCGCGATCAAAAATTAGAACGCTTTGCCGAGCGAGAACTCAAACGTGTGTACACAGAACTCATAATTGATGATGAACACGGTGGCTACGTGGTGTTTGGGCGCTATCATTTGTGTCCTGACACAACTGGCTTTGCAGTGTATCACAGTGATGATCTTGTGAGCACATTCAGCAGTAAAAAAACTGCCATGTCATGGTGTGTTGCTGATCACTTGCAACAATATAGACTGGCACAAAACATCCGTATATTAGACAACAAAAAACAATCACTCACTGCTGATATCCATTGCCGTCGAGGTCAAGCGGACCGTAGCACACGCCCTGAATTCCGTGAAATGGTGCGCACAAAACTTGCGCCCAAAATTGAGAATCTTGCCCTGCTGAATCAAGAACTTGAAAAATGTTTAAATTCGGCTAAATATCTACAACTAAGAGGATTTGCCAAATGAAATTAACCGAACTGGCCACACCAAAAAAGAGCCGCCAAGTAGCCCAAGTATTTGAAAGTTACTTTGGCACAAAAATGCCTGTGAACAAACTCACAGTCAAGGAAGCACAGGCCATGCTGACACGTGTGCGCGGCGTCATTGCTGAACATCAGCGTAGTACAACACGTCACACCAGCGAGCGCAACCCTGCTTACTTGAAACTTGTGATGATGGAACAAGCATTAACGGCCAGAGTCAGTGAAGACATGGTTCCGCCAGCAGGCACAGCTACTACTGCTCCTGGTGCTCAACAAAACACTGCTGCCAATGCCGCGGCTGTGATTGCCACCACAAAAGATCCTGCACTAAAAGCAGCACTGCAAAAGTCTGCCAAGGGCCAGTCATTGAATCCTGATGAACAAAAACTTGTTGCTGGTGCCGCATTGATGAAAACTGAAGACCGTTTGCGTAACGCATACCGTGTGTTGAGAGAGTCGGAAGTACAACAAGCTCAAGTTGTTTTGGCTGCACAAGACATGGTAGACAAAATGCAAAGCATGTTGGAAGACACAACAGAGATGCAATTCAAAGAACTGCCTGCCTTGGTAGACAGCATTCGCAATCAAATTGGTATTGAACAAGCCACACAATTCAACACTGATGTCACTGCGGCATTACAAGGTCTTGTGCAAAACTTACAAGGTTCCAAACAACAACTGGAAACTGCACTGGGTGTTGTGACAGGTCAACCTGCACCATTGGATACCAGCATGGCTGCCAGTGGCATGCCAGGCGCCGCACCTGCTGCCGGTGCCGAAATAGGTGCTGATGTTGGTGCAGACATTGGTGCTGACCTGGGTGCTGAAATGGATGCCAAAGAACCGGCACCAGCAGGAGCAGCCCTGGGCCGAGCACGTAGATAATGAGAATCGACGAAGTCGAAAATTCAAATTCACTAGACCCAAATAAATTAATGGGTCTAGTGAATTTTCTGTCAGGCCGTGCCGATGATGAAAATGCACAAAAGCAAATCAGCACTCAGGCATTCATCAGTGCCGCACAAAGTTTGGGATTCCCAATTAACGATAGAAACATTATCAGTGTAGTAAGCACACCCCCCTTGGACTCGGTGTTAGAGCCAATTGATCCCAACAACCCAAAAGTTATCATGTACAAAGGCGCCAACACTGGTGCAACCCAAATGCCTGTAAACAAGGCGCAAGACATTGTGGCCGCATCGGCCAAATCAGCTGCCGGCAAAGACCGCGGCGTATAACCAATCCGATTGACATTCGTCAGTAAATACGCTATAATCAGCGAAGGAATATCACATGGCTTATTCACAAAAAGTAATTGATCACTACGAAAATCCACGCAACGTGGGCAAGTTTGAAATTGATGACAGTATTGGCACAGGCATGGTGGGAGCACCTGCATGTGGCGATGTAATGAAATTGCAAATCAAAGTTCAAGATGGAATTATAACAGATGCCAGGTTCAAAACATACGGATGCGGAAGTGCGATTGCCTCATCCTCTCTTGTTACCGAGTGGGTTAAAGGACGAACGCTTGACCAAGCGGCAGCTCTTAAAAATTCAGAGATTGCTGCGGAACTCGCACTGCCACCAGTCAAGATTCATTGTTCTATTCTTGCTGAAGATGCTATACGAGCAGCCGTAGAGGACTATCGCACCAAACACAAGTGATCTATGGAATTGATAACAGCCCCCGGTGATCAAAAAAAATATCGTGTGCTTTTTTATCATGCTCAGCACCAAGAAATTGATCGATTTTTACAAGTCACTGCACTGACGTTGAAAACCTATATTGATGTCATGGCACCAGGCCTGGCCGATAGATTAATATGGGAAGTTCCCATCCAGGAAATAGTTGATGATGATACTTTGCTGACAGTGATACGTGAGCAACAGATAGATTTTTTGTGTACCAGTCATTTCATATGGAATCACACTGATCTCATGCAACAACTGTCAAGATTGCGTGAGCATTTACCGCCCAGTTTGTTGATCCTGTGTGGCGGGCCCAGCATAGACGTGCATATCAATAAAGAATTTTTCTCTCAGTATCCTTGGGTGGATTATGCAGTTTATGGTCCAGGAGAAAAGGCCTTTTTAGACATCTTGAGCCATCATGTGTTGAATCAACCTTTGAAGGCTGTGACCACAACCAACTGCGCATGGTATGATAAGAAAAAAAACAAAATTGAATTGGCCAGTTTTGAAAACATCAAAGTTTTGCAGCAGAGTCCTTTTCTTGCCAACAAACCGTTGTTTGCCCGCATGGCTCTGGCCAAGAGAAAAAAATATCCCAAGGGATTTACATTGAATTATGAGTTAACTAGAGGCTGTCCTTATGCCTGTACTTTTTGTGACTGGAATGGCGGATTTACCAACAAGGTATCCAGAAGAAAAAACACTTACAAAAAAGAAATAGATTTGTTTTTTCACCTGGGTATTCGGGGTTTGTATTTGAGTGATGCTAACGTGGGTCAGTACGATGAAGATGTTGACATGCTTGAATATGTAGGACAACAAGGATTGAAGCGAAATCAACCCATGAAAGCCTGGGGCAACTTCAGCAAACTCAATAAAAAAAACAATTTAAAAATGTATCACATTCTGTTCAAGTATGGAATGGGCAGCAATGTAATGTTGATATCTATGCAGGATATTGATACGCAGGTCTTGACCAATATAGCTAGACCCGATGTTGGGTGGCCGGAGCACCGTGCCATGGCTCAAGAAATAGTAGATGCTTATCCCCAGGCCATAGTGGTTTGTCAATTGATATACGGTTTGCCAGGACAAACTCCTGATTCTTGGCGCAACACCTTGCGCACAATCACTGCTGAAAACGTTTATCCCTATGTTTTCATTAATTTGCCACTACCGGCCAGTCCAGCTCTGTATGATCCCAACTACCAAGGCAAATTCAATTTTGAATACATGGTGATCAATAGAATCATGTGGCAACCAGATACTGATGACCATCACCAGAAAACCTATTCAACCAAAATTACAAAAAGTTGTTTTAGTTTTTCACAACATGACTTGGTCACAATGAATCTGTTGACTGGCATTTATCAAGCTATGACCAAATTAAACCTATATGCTCGACGTCATGGGCTTGCGCAATTTAACCTGGAACAAATTGTTGATGGGTTCTTGGTATCACCGCATTATCGTCGATATCATGAAAATTTCTACTCTAATTGGATCAACCACAACAATTTTTTCTATACCACCAGTTTTGGCGGACGTCCCAGTGCTATTGCTGATGAAGATCTTGGCAATCAAATGGCCTTGGATCGTGATTTTCATTGGTGGATTAGAAGCTATGCCTCACCAGACTGGATACAATTTTTATCTACAGCACATGCATACACGTTACTGTCAGAGTACTTTACAGGGTTAACTGGCATTTAACCCATGATCATACCATGACATTGCCGGCCAATACAACACATCGCATCTTGTTTTATCACGTGGGAGCGCAATCAGCTTGGTTGTATCCAGCCGCCCTGCATTTGAAAACGTATATTGATTTGATGTACCCCGATACTGCCCAACACTTGACATGGCTAGTGCCATTACAACAACAAGTCACAGATCAAGAGCTGATTGAATACATAGTGCAAAATCAAGTTGACTTGTTGTGCACCAGTCACTATCTTTGGAATCATGCTTTTTTGACTGATCAACTGGCTCGTGTTCGACCACAGTTGCCCAGCAATGTCAAAATTATAGCTGGTGGTCCCAGTATTGATGTAAACATAAATCCAGATTTTTTCTCCGAACACCCCAGCATTGACTACGCGGTGTACAGTGCAGGTGAACAGGCCTTTGCAGATATCGTAAATCATTTGGTATCTGGTCGTCCCTTGATTGCATTCAACACTTCAAACTGTGCATGGAAAAACGCTCGCAATGGACAAACAGTAGTGGCTGACTACAAATTTGTCAAAATGATTGAAACCAGTCCGTTTGTGCATAATGCAGAATTGTTTGAGGACATGGTAAAGGACGCACACACTCGCAACGGTCAAACATGGTTACCTTATACTCTCACTCGCGGTTGTCCTTATGCCTGTACTTTTTGCGATTGGAACAGTGGGCTTGGCAACAAAGTGTCTAGGAGAAAACACACTTATCAACAAGAAATTGATTTGTTTCAACGTCTGGGAGTGACCAACATCTATCTAGCAGATGCCAACGTGGGACAATACACTGAAGACATTGACATGATTGAATATTTTGCCGAGAAAAACATCAAGGAAAGCGCAGGCTTTCATGTAGGTGGCAATTTTAGCAAACTCAAAAAAGAAAACAATTTAAAAATTTTTCATGCCATGGCTCGCGGCAGACTGATCAATCGCACGTTTAATTTTTCAATCCAGGACACCAATGATGAAATATTAAACAACATCAACAGACCCGACGTGGGCTGGTCAGTGCATGCAGCCATGGCTCGAGAATTACAAACAGCTTATCCGCATCTCACAGTCAAGGCACAGTTGATATATGGGTTGCCAGGGCAGACACCTGCTTCCTGGAGAGAAACACTGAAAAACATCACACAGCAACGCATGATACCCACGATATTTTTAAACGATCCGTTGCCGGCCAGTCCAGCCTTGTATGATGCTGAATATCAGCGCAGGTTTCAATTTGAATATATCACCAGCAACCGACTCAAAGTTGACAAAACAGTGTATCAAAGTCGCATACCTCAACGCAGTGTGTCTTTTGAACAGGCTGACATTGTGCAAATGAATATATTGAGTATGATTTATGGTAACATGGCTGTACTCAACACTGTGCTACTTCAAAACAACAAGACAGTTTTTGATATTGAGTGTGTGGTTGATGATTTTTTACAAACTGACAATTGTCACAAATTGTATAACAATCTTTTTTCAAACTGGGTCAGTCACAGTAACTTTTACTACACCATAAATTTTGGTGGGCAGACACAATTGATTGAAGATGTGACCATAAATGATTTGTTAGATGATAATCAGTTTTTATTTTATTTGACAAAATTTTTGTCTGCCGCAGAGCAAAAACAATTTTCCAAATTTGTTTTGAGTCCAGAGTTCAGGGACAGTTTGTTAGAGATATTATCAGATACAGATTAAATAATTTAATGATTACAATAACTCCTGCCGCACAAGCCAAAATTGAAAAACTAGTCTCACTCAAAAGTTATGCCGGCATTCGGCTAGGTGTAAAAACCACAGGTTGCTCAGGGCTTGCTTATGTGTTAGAATACGTAAAAGACTATGAGCCAGATTCCTCCACAATCAACTATGCGCAAAACGCATTTTGTGTGTTAGTGGACAAAAAACATGATGTATACTTGCGTGGCACACAAGTAGACTATGTACGCCAAGGCCTTAATGAGGGCTTTGAATTTACCAACCCCAATGAACGTGACCGCTGCGGCTGCGGAGAAAGTTTTAGAGTTTAATTTGTTAAATACCAGATTTGATTATCAACCAGTACCACGTGTAACAATTGAAGGCCGACGTTACTATGCCACACCTGATGGCAACAAACTGCCCAGTGTGACCACAATCCTTGACAAGACCAAAAGCGAGGAAAGTAAACGGGCCTTGCAGAATTGGCGGGCCAGAGTGGGTGCAGAACAAGCACAGGCCATTACAACAGAAGCTGCCAATCGTGGCACCCGCATGCACACCTACCTTGAACAGTATGTTCGAGATGGTGCCATCCGAGACCGTGGTACAAATCCGTTCTCATGGGCCAGTCATGCCATGGCACACACTGTGGTAGAACACGGCTTAAAAAATGTGTCAGAATTCTGGGGCATTGAAGTTCCGCTGTATTTCCCTAAAGTTTATGCTGGCACAACAGATGGCGCAGGCATACACTCGAACGAAGAAGCCATCTTGGACTACAAACAAACCAACCGACCCAAAAAACGCGAGTGGATTGACGATTACTTTGTACAGTTATGTGCCTATGCAGAAGCACACAACGAACTACATGGGACACGGATCAAAAAAGGCGTAGTTTTGATGTGTGTAAAACCCCAACTAGACGAACAAATGAACATGGTCGCACAGCCCGAGTATCAAGAATTTGTGCTGGAAGGTCGGGAATTTGAAAAATATCGTGACCTGTGGTGGAAAAAGGTCGAACAGTATTACTTGCTAAATATGTGATACCTCAAGGAATCACACTGTGGCAATTGTACAAGTTTCAAGAATCACCTCCCGCAAGGGCTTATTAGAAGACCTACCCCAACCACTGGCTGGTGCTGAATTGGGCTGGGCCATAGATGAACGCAGATTGTTCATTGGCAATGGCGAATTAGCCGATGGTGCACCAATTGTGGGCAACACCGAAGTCCTTACAGAATTCTCGGACATTTTGAGTTTTGCCGGGCAATACACCTATCGAGGTGATGCCGCTGGATACACAGTGCAAACTGGTGCCACATCAGGAACACCAGTTACCCAGAGTATTCAAAGCAGATTAGACAGTTATGCAGTTGTAACAGATTTTGGTGCAGTGGGCGATGGGGTAACTGATGACACAGCCGCAATCAATCGTGCGCTGTTTCAGTTGTATTGTGTGCAAACCAATACACAAATTAGACGCAGTTTGTTTTTCCCAGCCGGCACTTACATTGTCACTGATACCATTCTTGTGCCCACATGGGCCAGATTATATGGCGAAGGTGCCAACAGTTCAATTATTAATTTTCAAGTACAAAATTGGGCTGCCAACACCTCTTATGCACAAGGTGTGCTGGTGTACGACACAGGCACCACCACATACTATCGCAGCCTGGTGATAGTTCCTGCCACTGGTATTGAAATTACCAATGCCAGTTACTGGGCCGCAGAATCGTTGCCCAGTTATGTAATGAGAACTGCAGACAGTTTACAACAAACCGGAGTGAACATCGGCACCAATGGTGCCACAGCACCTACAAATATTCAAATAAGTGGCATAGGAATCAGCTCTAATAAACAGATCAACGGAGTATTGATTGAAAAGGCCACTCACTGTGATTTTGACAGCATGGATCTAATAGGCCCACTTGGCACAGGTGATCTCAGCACCGCAGCAGCTGATACTGCGGCCATTCGCTGGTCCAGCACTGCTAGTTTGCCGTGTACACAAATCAATTGGACCAATTGCAGATTTTCAGGATTTACATATGGTACCAACACTGATC